TGGGCAGACCTACGGCGACTGGACCGGGATCAGCTACCGGCAGCCGCTGCGGCCTGGCGATCCGTCGTGCGAGCAGTGCCAGCACTGGGAGGGCGAGCGTTGCGGCATGGGGCTCCCTGATCCCATAGAGGAGGGGCCTGGGTTTGCTCGGGACTGCGCGTTGTTCCAGCTATAGCCTGAGCCATGGAGCACCTCCCCACCACCGAGCTGGTCATCAGGGATGGGATCCCCGTTTGGCTGGTGCAGGGCGGCGGCGTGGAGGCTGTGGACCGTGATCGGCGCACAGCTGAGGCGATGTTTCGTCAGTCATGCGAAAGCCGCGGACTGCAGCTCCCAGAAGGGAGTGAGCAGCCGCGGCGCGGGCCTTCGGAGTGCGATGAGCCGGGAGTTTAGGTGGCGCTGATCACCACTCCCCCTCCCGCCACACCCTGATCACTCGGGCGCCAGGGCCGGCCAGCTCTAACGCGGTGCGGATCGCCTGGCTTTGGGTGACGGCATAGAGCTCAATGGGGCCGTGGGTGGTGTTGACGTGGTAGAGGCGGGGCATTAGTGGGTCTCCAGTTCGGTGGCGAGGAATAGAAGCTCGGATCGCAGTTTTCGTCTCTGCTTGGTTTCTGCCACGTAGACGGGACCCATTATTGAAGCTGGCTCCCGTTCCTCCGGCACCACCTGATCCGCAGCAGCGCGGAGGGCGGCATCTAGGCCGCCTTTCTTGTACGCATCGCGGACCGCCTGAGCCGCTGGGGAGAGTGGTGTGGTCATTGGCTGGCCTCCTGCCGAAGCTCCGCCACCAGCTCCGCCACCACTTCCGCTGCGGAGTCGCACCACTGCCCTTGAATAGCTTCCAAAAACGCAGCCACCTCACGGATTGCGGCGCGGGCTGGGCGGTCGTTGACGATGCCAGCGGACGTGGCCTGTTCAACGATGGCATCTGCCACCCTCTCCACCAACCCACCAGGCCAGGCCTCGGTGGTGGGGGCAGGGGTGCGCTGCGGATTGAGATCCTGGAGCAGCCCGCAGTCGCACAGGCGGAAGTCCTGCTCGCAGGGCCCGCCGCACTCGGCGATGGTGTGGGCAGGGGGAGCTGTCAAGGATTCCTTGACGGTTGCAGCCTCAGCAGGCCGGTGGCGCCGCAGGTTGTCCAGCAAGTCTTGCCTCTCCCAAAGCCACTCACCCGGTGGCTCCAGGTTGGCGTCCCTGTAGCGCTGCAGCGCGGCCTGCACGTCGGCCAAGCGCTTCTCATCGGCGAGCCAGCGTGGCATCAGCCCCAGCGGGGGCGGCTTGCTTGCTGGGGCAGGGTCGCTGGCATGAGGTGCTGGCTGTTGCATCGCCGCCGCCTGTAGCCTCGCCAGCTCGGCCTGATAGTGGATATGCCTGGACTGCAGCTCTTGGAGCGGCGCAACTGTCTTTTGAGGATCCCATTCCGTTGCTGGTTGCCGGGCCTCCAGCGCCTCGACGCGGGCGCGGAGTTCGAGGATGCAGTTGAACGCGCCAGACCAAAGACGGGCGTCTTCCTCGCATTTGGCCCACTGCTCCGGCGTGGCGCGGTACTGGTCGGTCATGGTTGGATCTCCGTAAGGTCAACGGTCGGGATGTCGCGCCATTCGTGGCCAACGTCTGAGCCCTGCCACCACAGGTAGCAGCCCTGCAGCCTCAACTCAATGGCGCCGTCGTCGGTTCTGTATCGCGCCAACCGGTAAGCGTCGGGCCCTCCCTTCTCAACGCGGGCGGCGACGATTTGGTGCGGCCCTTGCCCGGCTGGAAACGTGAGCACGCCGGCTTCGTTCTCGGAGCTCATGCTCCCACCCCCACCAGCCGGCGAGCGGTGGTCTGTGAGCAGCCCAGCCTCTCGGCGATCACCCGATAGGTGAGCCCGTCGCGGCGCCAGCGGCGGGCGCGTTGCTGGCGGGATTCCGTCAGCCACAGCAGGAACAGCAGCGGAAGCAACAGCAGCACCAGGGCGGTGCAGAGAATCGTGGTTGTCATGGCGTGAAATGGCGAGTGGCGGGCCGGTGCCCGTGGTCGAATCCTACCGGATGGGTTCCGGTTTCGCACCCTTCCGCACCGGGCACCGGCAGGGCGTCACCGGCCCAGCCAACAACCGCGTCTAGCAACCGATCTGCCAACTGGATGTTTCCAACTAGCGGGCCACCGGATGATCGAGCGACACACAGAATGCGCTCAAACATTCCGCGCAGTTCGGGCAGCCGCTCTGCCACGGGCACCGGCTCGGGCTGGGCCAGGGCGGCGCGGGCTCTGTCTATAGATTTGACTGCCGAATCAACCATTTCTTCGGCGCAAAGGCAAGAGGAGGCCAGAGGCAATAACTCAGCGCACAACGCTCTGTAATCAGTGCTCATCGTTCATCTCCAGAGTGTGTGAATCCATCCAGCCAGTCCGCCACCTGGCTAGAGCCGCCGTGGCGCTCCCTGAGGATCTGCACCAGCTCACCGGCGACGTTTCGGGCGACACCGGTGCAGGTCTGGCAGGGCTCAGGGCAGCGCAGCGGCGTGGGGCATGCGGCCATGGCTAAGCGGGTGGATGGTGTGGGTGGTGGGGTGGTGGTCATCGTGATGGCGGAGCGATCCGGTCATTCACGATCCGGCGGAGCAGATCGTTCATCCCCTCGCCAGGCCGGAGCTGGCGGCGGAGCGCCTCAACCTCAGGGAGGGTGAGGACAAGGGTTAGGCGGCGGGTTTCCATGGTTAGGGGGTGAGTCATCCCTTCACCCCCTGCCGCCTGCGCTGCTTCGGCCGGCGGTGTTGTTCCGGCAGCACCTGGCCCTTGATGCGGGCATAGCGGGCATTCAGTGCCGCCCAGACTTCCTGATCCTTGAACTCGAAATGCACGGTGCCTTTCTTGTAGGGGCGGAATAGGAAGAAGCCCCAGTCGTGCCACATGCCGGGCTCGTAGCTGTTGGCGTTGAATCGCTCCGGCAGGCGCACCTCCTCGATGGGACGGCCGGTGATAAAGCACAGCGCCTTGATCAGATCCTGAATCTCATCCCACTGGCCGCCGTAGCTTCTGATGCGGACCTTGCTCGGCTCGCTGAATGCCAGCTCGGCCAGATACGGCCGGATGAATCGCCGGTTCAGCATGTAGCCCGAGTTCGTCACCCAGCCCTCCACGCCGTAGCGGTTTTCCTTGGTGTAGCGGGTCAGCTCATCGATGGCCTCCTCCACCGCCCGGTCGATCCGCTGCTCCTGGGTGCCGGCGACGATCTGCAGCATCCGGTAGATGTTCCGCTCCGTGAACGGAATCTTCGACTGCTCCTCCACAAACCGGTTGATGTCCTTCGCCAGCTGGCTGGTGGCCATCTGCTGGGGCAGGAACTCATCGAAGACGTGCTTCCAGGCCTGCTTCTGCAGATCCTTCCTGAACCGGTTGCGCGTGACGGCCTGGCCCTCGATCGTGACCTGCAGGCCCAGGTCCTTGCCAAAGAACCCATCGAGCACCGACCGGAGCCGCACGCCGGCGGCCACCTGCTCGTCGAAGATCCGGCACGCCTCGACGTAGCGCTGCACGATGTCCCGGCTGCGGCGGTAGGGGATCAGCCCCTCGCCCTGGGCCTCGATGTCGTCCGGGCCCAGGTAGAACCCGTCGAACTCATCAGCCCCGCTTACACGTTGGCCAGGTCGTGTCAAACGAACCATGCCAACGCTGACACGTGTGGGGCGCTCAGAGTCGGCGAACACCTCGCCTAGGTTCTCCTTTGAGCCGTAGCCCTCAATCAAGTGGCCCAGCTGTTTCTTGAGGCCGCTGCCGGTGCGCTGCGTGAGGCGGTGCACGTACTCATCGCAAACCGTGTTCCAGTTGCACAGCGAGACGATTTCGCAACCTGGCGGGGCGATCTCCCAGGCGTGCAGGATGTGCCGCTCATCGGCCGAGAACGGCGGGTTCATCACGATCAGATCGACGTGGCTGATCTGCTCGGCAGTGACGGCCAGCCAGTCGTTGCCGATCAGGTGGCAGTCGGCGGGAATGCCGGCGAGGATGGCCCGCAGCTTCGGCTCAGGCTCAACCATGAGCACTTCGGCGGCGCCGCGTTCTAGGCAGGCCTGCACCAGGTTGCCCGAGCCGGCGGAAGGCTCCACCACCACCCGGCCGCGCAGGTCGAGTGGGTCGAGCATGATGGCCGCCACCTCCGGCGGCGTGGGGTAAAAGTCAGCGTTGAACATCAGGCCCCCCCTCGAAGTTCATGTGGGCGACCACTTTGTCGATCAGCCACTGCGGCACGGCCGGCGGCTTCGGCGCCCAGCGGCTGGCCCTCCAGGCTTGCGCGTGAGGATCCCACTGGGCGATTCGATCAAG